CGCTAAAGAAATTTTGTATTCTGATGAACATTTAGATTTTCCATTAGCCCAACGAATTTATGATAGTCAACCTCAGATGCCGCGTGCACACAATTATGCTCAAAGAACTTATGAATCTCAACCTGTTGTTCCCCGACAAAGGCAATTCGCTCAAAAAGTATACGAAAATAATCCACGTATGCCTAGAAATCAACGATTGGCTCAAGGATGGGTAACAGCAAAAACTGAAATGCATATTGGTGCACGTAGAGTTGCTCAACGTGATACTGTGCAAATAGAACAAACAACTCAGGTTCTATTGAATAATTCAGTCTGGATACAGGCTGTTGATGGAAATAATATGTGTTGTAGAAGCAATGGCGTTTTCTTGGTTGGGCGTACTATGATTACAACTGCCCATACTATTCTTAATCCACCTCATATTGATCCTATTAAATTTTTGATTATTCGAAATCCTTATTCTACTGAAGATGCAATTAAAGTACCAATTGAACAATGCCAAATTTCCCAGACGTTTCAATTAGATGGTTCCCCTGTTGATTTAGCTTTAGTTTCTTTTCCTCCCATTGTACCTAATAGACCTCGTATTCTTTCTAAATTTTTAAATGCTGATGATATTGATCTTTTAAAAGAAGGAAATTTGACCTTTTCTGGTTTTTATGAGGTTAAAGGCAAAACTATTGTTCAAGAAAAATATCCTTCATCTTTTTCTGTTTCGACCAAAACCACCGAATATTTTCTACATAAGCCTGGAACATGTCCCAAGGACAATGAAAATTGCAAATGCCCCATCAAAATTGGAAACCACATTGATTATGATTTGGAAACAGCGAGTGGAATGTGTGGTGCTTTACTATCCATTTCAAATCGTTTAATCCATACTAAACTTGTTGGTTTCCATGTTGCTGGTGGTGCAGGTGTATTAGCCCTTGGTGCTCTAACAACGCGCCAGTTCCTGGAACGAGCTTTAGAAGCTCATGTAGCTAAATTTGGAATTCCGAAATCATATCTGATTGATGGAAGGCTTCCATATTCTCAATCTTGGGTCGATACTAATAAAAAGGTTTCTTTGCTTGATGTTGGTGATTGTCTTAATGTAGGAACTGCTCCTTCGCCTGCTGCTCCGAACACAACTCAACTAGCTCCATCCTTGGTTTTTAATAAAATACAACCACACATTGCTAAACCAGCCCACTTAAAACCTGTCTTTGTGCCAGGTGAGGGTTTGGTCGACCCAATGCTGAAAGGTATTAAGAAGATTATGGGTGGACAAACTTTTGTTGACCCCGATCTACTTGAAGCCGCTGCCAATGATGTATTTCAAGGCTTAGGAAAACCTAATGGTGGAACTGGTATTGTACATAGTTATGAAGAAGCAATTGTTGGAGTTGAAGGTGACCCTTATAAACGACCAATTAATCGAACGACTTCCCCTGGATATCCATATAACCTGAGCAATAAATCCAAAGGTAAAACTGCTTGGTTGGGTGACGGTGAGGATTATATTACCGATAATCCAGAACTCAAACAAGACGTGCAAAATTTACTTAACGATTCACGACAAGGTATTCGAGGTAGCGCCATATCAATAGCTACACTCAAAGATGAAAAACGTTTAAATGCTAAAGCCGATGCTGGCAAGACACGCGTATTTGAGGCTTGTCCGCAACACCTTGTAATTGCTATTCGTCAATACTTTTTGGATTTTGCTGCTCATGTTATGAGACATAGGATCGATAACGGCATTGCTGTTGGTATCAATCCTTATTCTCTTGAATGGACGAAACTGGCCCATCACCTGCAATCAAAGGGAAACCATATGATTGCTGGTGACTTTTCGAATTTTGACGGTTCACTTTTGATGCAGATTCTTGTTAAGATTGTAGAGAAAATTAATGAATGGTATGGTGATGATGAGGAAGCACAGTTGATTAGAGCTGCTCTTTGGGAGCACATTTGTAATGCTGATATTTTGGTTCGAGGGGAAGTTATTCGCAAAACTCACTCTCAGCCTTCTGGAAATCCTCTCACTGTCATCATCAATTCA